ACAGGTTCGATCCCTGTCGGGCTCACCATCCACATATTCCCGCAAGTCCTTTGTGGGTCTACATTTCCAAGCATATCATAAACATTAATATACCTCTCAGAGAGCGGAGAGAGAGTAGCCAGAACGGTTTTTGCTCTGATTTTCGGCCGTATGTTTGCGGGCACACCCGTAGGCTGAATGTAAAAAAAACATATAAAGTACTTGTAATTGACAGAAACTGTCATTATATTAGACATATGAAGTTAATTAGTCGTAACCAAATGGAGGAAAATATGACACCTTATGAAGCCGTAATGATAGCAGAAGGCATTGCTAACCAAGAAGACATCACTGAAGAAGTATATTTAGAAGCATGGCAGCTCCTAGTAGATACAGGATTAGCCTACCAACTTCAGGGATGGTTTGGCCGTCAAGCCAACCAATTAATTGAACAAGGTTTAATTAGTGGGAGGGCGGCTTAATGTATATCAACCTAAACAAAAAAGAAGTATTAGCCACTGAGATGTTTTTAGATAACTATTCTGATTTAACTCTTGATGGTGAATTTAATCGCAAGCAATTAGAATTGTTAAATAATTTAATGGACACATTTAACGAGCTTGCTCGTACAGCTGATAAGCTAAAAGATGATGAAATGATTTTACAAATTGGTATCACTAAGCCACTTGTAATTTTCTTATCTAAAATGTTTGACTATTATAACGATGGTAACGAAGAGATTTACCTAAATATAATCGGTATGAACAGGGAGGAGCTTTTTGCTCTCTTTGATAAATTCAAGGAGGTAAACTAATGAAAATATATAGAGATAATACAAAAGCGAAAGCTAAAGTTAAGTCATGGTGTGTAGAGATGGATGACGGAACTAAGAAAATGTTCGCAACTAGAGATGAAGCTAAAGCTTACTCACTAGACAAAGATTATGAAATAAAAAATGGTATGCATATATCAAGTGCAAGATCAGTTTCTGTTTACGCGGCTGTAAATGATTTCATTAGAAGACTAGAAGATATTCAAAAATCTGAAAGAGAAATTGCTCATAGAAAATGTGTAATGAAAAGATTTCAGGATCGCTATACAGAATATACTGCTGATGGTGAATTTTATTCTAGTAAGAAGGTGCATAGTATTGATGTCTTTGAACTAGAAAATTATATCAAGTGGTTATCTAATGAGCATGGCAACAGTTATAAAACTATTCAAAATCATATCCAAGTTATTAAAATTTTCTTTATTCATTGCTTGAAAAAGAAATGGGTAAATGAAAACCCTGTTAATAATTTAATACTTACTGATATCATAACTCAAGAAGCTAAAGATGATTTAGCTGTTAAGCTTGGTCATAATGTTGTAGGTGCAATTCTTGATGCCGCGGACAACCTGGAAGCAAAAACTTGTATTGAGTTTGCTTGTTTTACAGGATTGAGAGCATCCGAACAAAGAGCCCTTCAATGGAAAGATATCTCTTTTGAGGAAGATAAAGTTTATGTGTATAAAAAAGCAGATAACAAAAACCGTGTGGTAAACTCTACCAAGAGTAAAGCGGGTAAAAGAGATGTCGATATCGAACCAAATTTACTCAATAGTCTTTTGGATTGGAGAGGTGTGACAAAGTTTAGTAAAGATGATGATTTTGTATTCCCTTCAGATGACGGGAGCGTAGCTGATACGGGTAGATATCGAAGACAGTTTTTATACAATGCTATTAAAGCTGCTGGAGTAGATAAAATCAGATGGCACGATTTAAGACATTATTTTGCATCTATCCTCCTGGAGCACTTTCAGGATCAGCTTTGGACTGTTACTGAGAAGATGGGTCATGCAAGTATTAACACAACTCACTCTATCTATTCACATTGGTTTGAGGATGCTGATAGAGACGCAAAGATTAAAGCGAAATTTAATCAGATAAGGAAAATATAATGGCAGATAAATATGAAGTGGTAATTCAGTGGAGTAATAATGAGATTGAAATTTCTCCTGTTGTAGATGAAGAAAAAAAATACTCATTTAACTGCAAAAACGAACTTAAAGCATTTCTTATGGGTGTAACCGAAAGAACTAAGTATCAGGATTTCCAAATTAGGGTGGCTGATACGGGAAAACTAATCACTACATCAGAGCTAGTTAAAGATAATGCTAAATTTAAATTGGATAGACCATGACGCAAGAAACTAAATTTCCATTTGAGCCTAGAGAAGACGGTCTTGATGATTTAAGACTACAGTTTTACCGTTTCGCAAAAGAGATGGGTTTTAATAAAGAGGACTGTGCTAGAATTATTGAAGACACTGATGCAGAGGTTGAGTTTTTTTTAGCGATGCCGCCTGAACAAAGGATGTCTGAGATATCGAAAATTGAAGCTGATATCTCTAAGCTAATACAAGACACTAATTATAATGGGGTAAATGTTCTTCCCCGAAAAGAGGACATTAATTAGAGAGGAAAGGATTTATTCTTTTATATTTGAGTAACACTGAGCTCCTTCGGGAGCTCTTTTTTTTGGGGTTACTCTACTATCAACTTATACCTAAAAGGCTCTTAGAACGCATTTAAACGGGTCAATTTTTCCAATTTATACTGTTTTCTTCGTGATCCGCAGCTTCTAACAACCTGGAAGCTAATAGACGCATCCTACGGGGTGACATTTTAAATTGGAAATAATTATCATATAAGAGAATACGGATTTCGCCTTGGACAGGCCAGATCAAGAAATTGTCTGATCTGCTAGAGACCCAAAGAGGCCCTCGTAACATATGACCTCTTCCCAACCTTGATGCTATCAAGTTTATTCTCTTTAATAAGTCCTCTAACTTTTCTTTGTCTGACTTTTTCGTTTCCAGATTGTCCGAATAGGATGTCCGCGGCTTCAGGAACGCTATAGAGCTGTTTAATATCTTCTTGAACTGTCTCATTCATTATAAATCAAAACCTTCTATCTTGTCTTCAGTGTGCGGGAAGGGATCATCAAATGGAGGTTCTTCAGAAGCAGCTTTCATTATGTCTTCTTCTAATGAGCCTTGATCTGGATTAGATACTGTTTCTAAAGCGTCTACATTTGGAAACAAACGAATATCTTGCACATTAACATCATACTGACCTTCACCCATTTTTCTTTGAATACTAATTCCAAGACTAGATTTATTCTCATCACAGTAAATTGTTAATAACTGATCTAAAGTCATACTATCAATATTTCTATCGGGATGAGCTTTTTTTAATTCAGCTATGGTTACAGGGCAGTTAGTCCACATGACAGCCTTATAGCTACCACTTTGTACAGCGACATTAATACTATCATTAGTATCATATTCCTTCTTAGCTGATGTTAATGATGATTTGATTGTTGAATTACTAAAATTAGGTTTCATAAACTTGTCCTCTCTAATTCTCTTTTTTTGTTATTCCATTCTTGTTGATAAGCATTATAAATATTTACATATTTTTTTTGTGTAGCAGTCAGGTACGGCATTAACTCTGTAAGTAACTTTTTCATACCATCTACACTTGTTACATTTTCAAATCTTTTAGTTTGTCCATTCCAGAAGTCTTTTGTTCTGTTAAAACTTTGTAATATGACCTGAAAATCTGAGTTAGGGTTTGTGGAAAGCTCAGGTAGGGGATGGATGTCCTCACGAGAGCTTTCCATTTCACCATCTGAAGGAGAAGGATTGTCAACATTATCGATCTTCTTCTTAGATGATTTCTTTTTCGGTGTAGCAACAGCCTTTTTTGGTGTAGCACCAACTCTGTCATGTAATGCTTCTTTAACCCAAAGCTTGAGACCTAAACCGAATAAACCAATATTTTTTACTAAGCATCTTTTTTCTGCATTAACGATTTGATCAACACTTGGATCAATGATGCTGTTATTTTTATTATCTGTTACTGCTAAAGAACACTCTTGTGTCCATCCATTTATAGTAACTTGTGTTTTAACTGTTACATGATGGGTGTCAGGGTCTTTCCAATAATGTTGTCCTGTCTGTTCATTTTTCATTGTTAAAAAACTAAATTCTTCGACCAGAGGATGGTTTGTTATAAGAATAATAGCATTGGGCCATGCGATGTAATTAAATTTTCCTTTTTTCTCTATATATTGATCTACATCTTCTTTTAATAATTCATTAAATAACTTCTTGTCCATCTTCCTCTCCTCTTACTTTCTTGAAATTGAATAAGTTTTTATGAGCGGGATTATTCCTTACCCATAATCTTGCATAATACGGCTGATGATTATTATTAATCTTTAGATCATCACCCGTTGTGTGAATATCAATTTCCCATCTAATACGATTTATTATCATTGCCGCGGATATCTTTTTCTTCCCGCTATCAAGGTACTCATAACAAAACCGATTGAATAACTTATAAACGCCGGGGTTTTCTTCATGAAACTTGAAAAACTCTTCTTCTTTTTCATTAACAAATTCTTGTTCACATGGTGTGAAATCAAAAACTTGCTGACCTTGAAATCCATAAACACCCGTCATAACAATTTCACCGCTACTAAAAGTGCCAACAAATATAATGATATAAATATTATAATCTCTTTATAATTCATCCGTAAAAACCTATGTATAAAAATATAGCTGAAAAAATCAGCATTAAGACGCTAATAAATTCTGCAATTCTTTTTAATGTATTCATTTAATCCTCCAATGGTGGGAGATTTTGCTAGACTGGCTCTCCCAAGCACAGCATGAAGGGTTATGATGACCCACTAGCAAAAGCAGAGATGCAAATGGAAATAAAAAATCATCTCTACTATTCATGTAAACCCCACACTCTTTTTGCTATCTCAACGAGCTCAGGGTTTTTTGTTTTCCATCTCCAATCACTAAAGTCAGGCTCAATCATGCCAAAGAAATCTTCGACACTGCCATTAGCAGCTCTCATTAATCTCTCTCTTGTTTTACATTTAATGATTGTTGTATTCATAACTTGATCCATGTATTGATCTGATAACTCAGAACAGTTTTCACTATTAAAAATTTTATAACCACTTTGGTTAGCAACAACTATTGTTGGTGGTTTTTTATTCGCAAATGAATATCCCGCAACTTGACCTAACCATGCTTGGCTTGGTCTTGCTGGTAATGATTTTTTTGTAAAATTATTTTTAGGATCAACTGCTCTTTTATTAATTGACGGCCAAACAGTTTTTAATTCGATATTCCCAGATGCATAATCTACTCTTCCGTTATACTGAAGAGCACAACCAGGCAGATCGACTAAATACTCTTTTTCCCCCTCCCATTTATTTAGCCGAAGTGCCTGTCCAGCTTCCCGTAGACCATCAATGGCATTACTTGCTACATCGTCTATAATTGTTTGATAATGATCGTGTTTTAAAGTATCGCTGAGGTCATATTCAACGGGTCTGTATGAAATAAATTTATCTTTAGCTTCTTTATACTTTTCCTGGTCATCATGAAGGATAATTGCATCAGCTAATTCTTGTACGCATATACCCGCAGCCATAGCCGCAGATTTTTCTGTATATAAATTAATGATTTTAAATGCTTCTAATTTCTTTTCTTCATCATCGAAAAGCTTAACTGTATTCCATGCTTTTTCTAATTGAGGTCTCTTTACACAGTAATCAAATACCTTCTGATCCCACGGTACTCCATGTGGGTTAGAGTGATGTCTAATGTGTAATTTTGTAGCCCAATCGGGCGGTTGAATATTTGCCATAAAAAAAAGCTCCCCTTACTAGGAAGCTTCTTTTTTAAGATTATTCGTTTTGGTTGTCAACTAAAATGACATTTAGTGTCGTTTAATATATCAGAAGGTACTCTTATACACTATTAAAGCTGTCGCACTTTAGTACAGACCTATCATATATAAAGCGATGTCTATCACTATATAAATTGACAACAGCATATATAGGATATGCCCACTCCAGATAAACATCCTTAACAACGACCCCGCTAATTGGAAATTCTATTGTATGTTTTCCAAAAGGTTCTTTGTAAGGAAGCCCGATATGAAGCTGTTTATCTAGACCATTATCTTTGGCAACATCCTCTTCTGATATTTTAAGATAACACCACTCTTCTTCAAATTTATGGCTTTCCTCTTCATGAAATACACTGTCCATAACAATTAAAGTATTAAACCTAATATTAGATGTTTTTTTCATATTTATAGAACCATCCTTAGACTTATAGTAGTTATTAGAAATACTCATAAGCATAACCCTATGATCATCAAAACTAATAGGTGGAATTACAGTCTTTGTCTTGTCAGTATTCTCTGAAATAACGACATTACTTGCTCCGTTATCCTCTACATAAGCATAAGCATCTACTGTTAATGGTTCAGGATTAATTAAAAGACTTTCAGCTGTTACACCTAATATCCTTTCATATTCTTTTGCCTGATCGATAGACATCGATGTTTTACCGTTTAAGTGTCTACTGACTGTTTCTTCTGCCACTCCTAGCTCTGCTGCTAATTTCTTTTGGTCTATATTGGTATTAGCATTTAAAGCTTCCTTTAATACTGTGTTTACCATTTCGTTTCCTTTCCTTAAATTAACTATATTGTTCATAATCTTGTTCTCCCTTTTTTACAAACATTATTACTATTAAACACTGATAGGCACTGTATGTTACTTCTACACACTCTGTCAATAAAAATTGATAGACAAACAAAACGAATTGACATAACGAATAGTATTATGACGGCATTAAAAGATACTAATAAGAACAGATTAGAAGTTTGGCGAAAGAATAAAAAACTAGGTAGTCGTACAGGCATGACCTACAGAGAGCTTGCAAAGCAGATCGGAGTTTCTGATGCAGCTGTAGCAAGGCGGTATTGTTTACCGCTAGATCATAAAGATTTCTCACGGCCCGCAGACCACATAATGCAGAACATTATAATGTTAACAATGGGTGAGGTAGGTATTCCTGATTTTTATAATTTAGATGTGAATTTTGAGAACGAAAATGCTGAAGAACATACCTCCTAAGTTAAATGAGTTAATTACTGTTGTTTGTGAAGACAACAATGTACAACCCTCCTGGTTGCTTACAGAACGCAGAAGTAAAAGAGAAGTTTACGCAAGATGGATGGCTTATCTATTGGTGAGAGAATTTACACCTCATACATATAATAAGATCGCAGTTATTTTTAATAAAGATCATAAGTCCGTCTACTACGCTTTTAAGAAAATGGATGATAACCCGCAGAGATTTAGTGATGACTTTATTTCATACAAACAACTATATGAGAATTGGAAAAACTGAGAGTACTAGATTTGTTTTCGGGGATCGGAGGAATTTCACACGGTCTTCACATGACGGGTGGCTTCGAGACAGCTGCATTTATAGAGATAGAACCTTATTGTCAGAAAGTACTGTCAAAAAGATTTCCCGATATACCTCTTTATTCAGACATCAAGGAATTTCATTATGCTGAAGAAAGAAAAAACATCGGATCAGTTAATGTTATCGCTGGAGGATTTCCCTGTCAGCCGTGGTCAGTCGCTGGAAAAAAAGGTGGCACAAAAGACGACAGAGACCTCTGGCCCGAAATGCTTAGAATTATTAAAGACATTAAACCAAGATGGGTTATCGGAGAGAATGTCCAAGGCTTTGTTAACATGGAATTGGGTCTCGCCCGTACGGTCACTAACTTGGAAAACGAAAACTTTACCGTCAGGACATTTACATATGGTGCTGTCGGTCTCCAAGCTCCGCACCAAAGACAAAGGTGCATCATTGTGGCCAACTCCAAGAGCGACTAAAAGAGCATCAAGTTTTGAAAGACCATCACCATCTATGATTAAAGGTACACATGGATGGAGCACATCCGCAGCTGTAACAGATAGTTTAAGCGAACGGCCACATAAAGATTGGTGGAATACACCTACAGCTTTTGATGCTGGTAATCCAATGTCACAAGAAAAGGTTACCAAGGAAGCTACAACAAATAGAAAGGGTAGAAAAAATCCTGGACACTTAAAAGAAGAAGTATTGGTAGAGGAGGGTTATCGCTTCTGGCCAACTGCAAGAGCTGCTATTGGCATGAATATGAGAGCTACAGAAAACATGGCTAACCTTAGACATAAGAAATATTTAGAAACAGAAGTCGCAGCTGTACATATACATGAAGAAAAGAAAGAACCAGGAGGAGTACTTAATCCTGATTGGGTTGAGTGGTTAATGGGGTTTGAAACAGGATGGACTGATATTGATAGAAAAAAGACAGTCAAAACTACCTGGGAAAAAGAACCTAATACACCACGCATAACACATAAAAAAGAAAACAGAGCACCACGATTAAAAGCTTTAGGTAATGCTGTTGTACCACAGATGATGATCCCTCTGGGATTAGCAATATTAACAGCAGAAAAAGGAGATTAAAATGTATGCCGAAGAAACGCTCAAAGAGATTAATAGACAGAAAAACAGGAACGCTAGGAAACTGCATTGTATGTCAGCGGTTGCATTATCGCCAACACGACACATGGGTGATCAACGGGTCAGGCAAGATTTTGTGCGAATTATCGCTAAGCGATTGCTTCGACCGATATTTGAAACGAGGAGAAAAGAAGGAAGAAGGAGTGGATGGCTTGACCGATAAAACGAAATATGATACCGAGAGCTATATAAAGCAGAGCACTTCACAGCAAACCAAAACAAAATATATTCATAGCCCTAAAGCAGAAGACAAGCTTGGCTATATAAAGCATGATATTAAAAAAGATATTAAAAGCATTTCAAAGCATTTAAATCCTAATTACAGCGTAGCAGTAGAAAAGCGAAAAGCTAATGAGTTTGAATATAGATGGAATAGGTTATGGAAGCAATTAGCTAAGAACCTTTCAAGATCAAATTACGCTGAACTCCAACAACAAACAATGAAACTAAAAACGGATCAACACAGAGCTCATTGGATGGCTAAGATGGAGAGAATACTTGGCATCAAATATTAAGCTATTTAAAGAAGAAGACTGCAACACACTGTTTGAAAAATTCCTACAAGCTGCGGAGACTGAACGAGGACTACCAGAACCAATCAGAGCACAAAAGCTTACAAGCTGGCCAGACTATAGAAAGACATGGCAAGCATATGGATGGGATAAAGCAAAACAACCAAAGATCAGACCAACACCAAGACAGATAGATGAATATGATCGAGTACTAGAACTTAGCTTTATAATGCCACAGGAAGATAGAGATTTAATATGGGCAGTAGCTCACTCCGCTGCTTACCGAGAGAGAGGCCCTAATTGGGCAATGATAGCACGAATAAGAAATGTTGATTATAGAACTGTCAAAAGACAATTTATTGATGCAATACTTAGTCTATATTACAAGCTCAAAGAATTATGAGTGACAGATACTGACAATTTAATTTCATCTAAATGACATTTCAATGTTGCCAATGAAACGAAACAGATTATAAATCATATATATTGGACAGCTCTTTATGAGCTTCAAAGCTAGGACAGTTTCCTCCCTTACTAATTAACTATCAACAACATAGATTAAACTCTATTGCTGTCCTAGCAACTGATCAGTAAATATTAACATAAAACTTAGAGGTAATAATGCCTAGAAAGAAACGATTAACTGAAAAACAATTTACTGAAGTCTTAGATAGATTGATGTCAGGTGAAAGCTTAACATCAATATGTAAGGACAAACACTTACCATCATGGCGAACAGTATTAAGACATTGTCAAGATACTGATGAAGCATATGAAAGATATGCTAGAGCTAGAGCTGCACAAGCTGAAGTTTTAATGGACATGATTGGTGACATATGGAATGAACCATTTCCTTTAGAAGCTAAAGAGAAGCATAGTGAGGTTTTAAGACGAGATAAGGCATCATATTGGCTCGATAAGAGAGCAAGACAGATGCAACCAAAAGGTCTAACAAACAAAGCTAATGTCGAGAAGGATCAAGGTGTCATAACTATTAAATGGCAGAATACTGAGCAAATGGATAAGGAAGATATCAAGCCAGCTGAAATAGTACAGTTAGTGAATAAGGATAATTAAAGCGTGTTGTGTTCTGTTTGTGTCAGCACTCGCACGCACGAGGGCAATATGTGTAATTAATACCCATATCATCCAGGTTTATTCTCTATTTACTCTCTGATCGCTAGAAATCAGCAGATAACTCCCATAGTTTACGGGTAATGTACCCGTTGCGGTGAATTAATCGCAGAAAACGGGGGGTACTATTCTGCGTCAGCCAAGGCCCTACCCCCCAAGGAAAAAGTCCGCGGGTATTATACGATATTATTCCATAGAGGAGATACTGATTGTGACTGAGATTGTCATACCTTATAAACCAAGACCACTTCAAGCGGAGCTACATGATGCATTGGAAAAATACAGATGGGGGGTCGTTGTTTGTCATAGAAGATTTGGAAAAACAGTCATGGCAATCAACCATGTCCTTAGAGCGGCAATTCTTTGCGACAAAGTCAACCCACGCTTTGCTTATCTCGCTCCAACCTACAGACAGGCAAAAGCTGTTGCTTGGGATTATATAAAACAGTTTACAGAACAGATACCTGGAGTACGGTATCACGAAACAGAATTACGATGCGATCTACCTAACGGAGCAAGAATATCTCTACTAGGTGCTGAAAACCCAGATAGCTTACGGGGGATATATCTTGATGGATGTATTATGGATGAGGTCGCAGATATGCCTGAAAATATATTTGCTGAAATATTAAGACCAGCTCTTTCAGATAGAAAAGGGTGGTGCATATTTATAGGAACTCCTAGAGGGCATAATATATTTTATGATTATTATGAGAAGGCAATGGGAGCAGATGACTGGTATACAATTTTGTATAAAGCGTCTGAGACAGGAATTTTAGATGATGAGGAATTAGACGCTGCGAAGGTCATGATGTCTGAGGATCAATATCTTCAGGAGTTTGAATGTTCATGGGTAGCGAATGTACCTGGAAGCATCTACGGTAAAGAAATGCATAAAGCATTAGAAGAAGAGCGGATCACAAAAGTGCCGTATGATCCAGCTCATAGAGTAAACACCTATTGGGATTTAGGAGTAGGTGACAGTACGGCAATTTGGTTCACACAAGAAATAGGAAGGGCAATTCATGTTATCGACTATTACGAAAACCGCAACGAAGGTTTACCACATTATATTAAATATTTGGCAAGTCTCGATTACATTTATGATCGACACTATGCACCCCACGATATTGAAGTTAGAGAGCTGGGCACAGGGAAGTCTCGTAGGGAGACTGCTTACGATCTTGGTCTCAACTTTATGGTCGTTCCTAAGCTTCCACTTGAAGATGGTATTCACGCTGCTCAAATCATATTACAGCGGTGTTACTTCGACAGTGCAAGCTGTAAAGAAGGCTTGGAAGCTCTAAGGCAATATCATAGAGCATATGATGAGAAAAAACGAAGCTTTAGGCCTTCGCCTGTGCATGATTGGTCTTCTCATGCTGCTGACGCTTTTCGATATTTGGCAGTCGGTATTAAAGAAGTCCGACACAACAACCAAGCACCACAAAAATTCGCAGATAGTGAATATGACCCGTTAGGATATTAAAAAGGAAATACAATGCCGTTTTCACAAGACATGATAAATACTGTAACGCAGAGGTTATATTATCATCCCGAAACAGGAGAAAGAGCTCCTGAAGGAATGATATTCCAGCCACAAGCAGATGGTACTGTTAAATTAGTATCACTTGCAAGTTTAGGTGGTGGAACTAGAACCCCTGATCAGATCGTAAAAGAAGAGCCTGTTGATACTCCTATTATAAATACGGATGATAATCCCCAGGATGAAAGAGGTGATCCTTTTGTACAGCCTTCTGGTGTTGTCTATTCAAACCTAAGTCTCGTTATCGAAGCTAGAAGAAAATTAGGTCGTATGATGGGAAGAAGAAAGACGATCGTAACAGGGCCGTTAGGATTATTATCACCAGCTCCGTTAACTTATCCTGTAGCTGTTAACCAAGAGCAAGCTCAAGCAGCTGAATTAGAATTACAAAATGAAGGAACAGAATAATGTCTACAAGCTTTTTAAACTTTAATTTTGAGGATTTAGATTACTCAGATTATGCCACAACAGTACCTACTGGAGCTAATCAATTTAAAACTACAGGATTAGATACAACATTAATTACAACTAATAACGCATCAGATTTCACACTCAATAATGAAAATTTTATAAATTCACAAACTAGCGGAAATACTGCTTTAACAAGTGGTGGGTCAGAAACTACTGGTGCAACATCCGATTTCGATTATTCAACTCTATCTTATAACTTCAATCCATTTAGCACTGGCGGTAGTAATTTCATACCTGATCTTTCTGCTTTCTTCGATGCTGACGGGAACTGGACTGGAGGAACATCTGCTGGCTTGCTAAAAACAGATGATGACGGAGATGATGGAGATGACGGAGATGATGGAGCAGATAGTGGAGATGATGGAGAAGACACAGTTTGGTTTGATGAATATGATGATACTGGAAACCAATGGGGATCAACATCAGATATTTTTCAAGACGATGAAACAATCCAAACATTTACTGGTTATATCCAAACATTATTAGATCAATCTGCAACAGGAGACACATATCTGCCTGATGATGTTACTATTCAAGATTTATTAGTTACATTTAAAGACGCTGGTTATACACCTTCAGATACTTTACGATATTTATCTCAAACAGCTATCACTGCTGAAAACTCCCCTATCAATAAATTAGCTACTAAATTCAGAGATGAATATTTTGAAACTATTACTAAAGATGGAAAAGTCTATTTCAAATATACAGGCGGTGACGAAGGCTTGAAATGGGAAAGCATTGTTAAGGGTGGGGGGAGCTCTTCTAGTGACGAAGACTTTAATTGGCAAGAAGCTGGATGGAAATCTGAATATGGAGAATTTACTTCTATTCTTTCTAATGACAGTGGTGGAATAACATATGGTGGTTTTAATCCTGATACAGTAGATGCTGATCCTAATTTTACTAAAATGACTTTAAACGGTAAGGATGTTTATACAACAAGTATTACTATAGCGGACACTGAAATTATAATTGCTTTAACTAAAGATGGTAAAATTTTACAGAAATCAGATGCAGCTGGTAATCAATTACAATGGTCTATGGATAACTTTACAGAAGGCTGGACTGACGGATCAACAACTAAAAAAAGTAATAGTGATGATGATCTAAGCGGATGGGCTCAAAGTGCTTATGCTAGTCTTTTTGGTAGAGATTTACCAGCCAACATATTAGAGACTTTAATAAGTAATGAAGAGTTTCTGAATATGGATGATAACGCTAAAACAATATTCATATTAAAGAATTTATCTAATGCGGATGACAAATTAAGGTTTAGACAAAATCTAACAACTGGCGGTGAAAGCATACAAGGATTTATGGAAACATATGGATTTACTTTTCAAGAATTACAAGAATGGCTTGATTGGGATTTTCAGAAAAACCAGACTTGGACAAAAACTTTAGATGACATAAAAAAAGCGAAAGAAAAGAAAGACAAAGAAAGTAAAGGCCCTAAAGGTTTTGTTTTACCAAAAAATGTTGTCCACATAGGTGATGAAGATGCGGATGCAAGAGATACTAGATTTAACAGAATGGGTATGGCTGCAAGAAATTATGCTAGTGCACCTTTTGCTGGTATGGGTCTTTTATCTGCACCAACAATTAATAAACCATCATTAGTAGCAACTAAATTTGCGAAAGGTTAAACAATGGCTGTAAGTGAGAAAGCTGCGAAGCTAGTAAAAAGATTTGATACTTTAAAACAACAAAGATCAACTTGGGAACACCATTGGCAAGAGCTTGGTGATTATGTTGCTCCAAGAAAAAGTGAGATAGTTAGAGTATCATCTCCTGGTAATAAGAGAACAGTAAACTTATATGATGCCACAGCAGTACACGCAGCGGAATTATTATCTGCATCATTACATGGGATGTTAACTAATGCTTCTACACCTTGGTTCAGTCTTAAATATACTGCTCCACAACTTGATGCTAGTGATGAAGCTAAATCTTGGTTAGATGAAACCAAGAAAATAATGTATCACACATTTCATAGAAGTAATTTCCAAGAACAAATACATGAGCTTTATCATGATCTAATTGTTTTTGGTACAGGCATCATGCTAGTAGAGCAAGATGACGAGTTTGATGTTCGCTTTTCTACAAGACATATTTCAGAGTGTTTTGTTTCTGAAGATAGTACTGGAAGAGTAGACACTGTATTTAGAAAATTTAAAATATCAACAAGAGCTGCTTTAGATAGATTTGGTGCTAAACCATCTATTAAAGATGCTTTTGATAAAGACCCATTTGATGACATGGAGCTGCTTCATGTAGTTATGCCTAGAGATAAAAGAGACATAACAAAACCGACAGCAGACCAAAAACCTTTTGCATCAATTTATATTGATCCAGAAGCTGTGGAGATTGTAGGTGAAAGCGGGTTCGATGAATTTCCGTATATGTGCCCAAGATATTTAAAAGCATCTAACGAAAAAGGTTATGGTCGTAGCCCAGCTATGACTGCTTTACCTGATATTAAGATGTTAAATAAAATGTCTGAGGTTACTATTAGAGCTGCTCAAAAGCAGATCGATCCACCTTTAATGATACCCGATGATGGTTTTGTATTACCAATCAGAACCGTTCCTGGAGGTCTAAACTTTTATAGATCAGGAACACGGGATAGACTAGAGCCGCTTCAGATTGCGGCAAATAACCCACTCGGTCTCCAGATGGAAGAGCAGCGTAGACAAGCAATTCGAGCGTCTTTTTATGTGGATCAATTACAACTTGGCGTGGGCGGGCCTCAAATGACTGCGACCGAGGTTCAGGCTCGAACAAATGAAAAAATGCAATTACTAGGCCCAGTACTTGGTAGATTACAAGCCGAGTTATTACAGCCCGTTATAAATAGAGTATTTATGATATTAATGAGAAAACAAAAATTCCCACCACCTCCACCTATGTTAGCTCAGGCTCAAGGTGAAGTGGATATTGAATATGTATCACCATTAGCGAAAGCTCAGAAACAAGGCGATATGCAGTCAACAATGCAGTTATTTGAATTAATGCAACCATTAGCACAAGTCGATCCAGGTATTGTTGATTTCTTAGATATCGATGGAATAGCTAAACATTTAATTAGAGTATTAGGAATACCAGCTGAAGTAACTAAAGGTGAAGATGAAGTTAGAAATATAAGGTATCAAAGAAAAGCTTCACAAGCTCAAGTACAACAACAAGCTACAGAAATGAACCAAGCTGAAATGTTAAACAAAGCTGCTCCAGCATTAAAAGCTTTAAATGAAGAATAAACCTCAAATGGAAAGTAATCAGGAAATACTTGATAGATTGTATAGAGAGGATCAAGAATTTCTTAAAGAAACTTTTGGAGAGGAATATGTCCGAGGAAGATCAAATAAAAAAAGCGATGGCAATTAAGTCTGATTATGAACAACTATTTAAAGGTGTTCTTGGTGAGAATATTATAGAAGATTTATGTAAACGATTTCATGTTTACACAACAATAGTTACGACAGATAAAATTGACGCTCATGAACTTGCTTACGCTGAAGGTCAGCGAAGTGTAGTCCTATGGTTGTTGAAAATGATTTCAGCAGAAGAAAAACCACAGGAAGGAATAATGGAAAGTCAACTTTACACAGACCCAACTTAATAAGGAGAAATAAATGTCTGAACCACAAGTAGCCGAACAGGCAGCGGTTGAACAACCGTCTGACGGTGCTGGTGTTGATGACTGGAAGTCAATGCTTCCAGAAGAGATACGAGACCACCGTTCATTAGCAACAATTTCTGATGTAGGAAATTTAGCTAAATCATATGTTAACGCACAAAGCATGATAGGTGCTGATAAGGTAGTTATACCTGGAAAGCACGCAACACCTGAAGAGAGGATGGAATTTTACCAAAAGATCGGTAGACCTGAAAATGCTTCTGATTATGCTTTTGATATTCCTGATGGTACTCCGCAAGAAATTGCTGATTTCATCAGAGACGCAGCTCACGCTTCTGGATTAACAGCGGATCAAGCGAATACATTTTTTAATAATTATAATGAGTTTGCTTCTTCGCAAAACGAAAGAAACACTCAAGCATTAAACACACTAAGAGATAATGCGGTACAAGAATTAAAATCACAATGGGGTGATGCTTATGAAGACCGTGTACAATTAGCTCAAGCAGCTATTATTGAATTTTCTGGGAGTGAGGAAAATGCAAATACTTTGTCTAATACTCTACAAGCTGATGGAACTAAGTTAGGAGATAATCCAAACTTTATCCGTTTAATGTCTAGTATTGGACACTTTATCACCGACAAGATCGGTGAAGACGAAATTAGCTCGTTCAAACCAGCTGGAACAAGATCACCTGATGAAATTCAGGATGAGATTGCTCAATTAACAGCTCCCACTACACCGTATTGGGATAAGAGACATCCTGAACATGAAGGGTATGTCCGAAATGTTTCTAAGCTGTATGAACTGCTTCACCCACAAGCTACTGAAGAACCAGTAGCCCTTTGAGGATAAGTCGGTAGACCCCTCCGTTTTTGTGGACACGATAGTCCTTTTTTTAAACTTGGTCTCACATTTTGTGAGGTAGCCACCCAAAATTGTTATTATGGAGATTTTTAAGTGAGTACACAAATAACAACAGCGTTTGTTCAACAGTTTTCAAACAATATACAAATGTTGTCACAACAAACAGGATCACTATTCCGTAATGCAGTCCGTGAGGAAAGTATCACTGGTGAAAAAGCTTTCTTTGAGCAACTCGGTTCAACCGCAGCTGTAAAGAAAACTTCAAGACACGGTGACACTCCGCTCGTTCACTCTCAACACGACAGAAGACAAGTCGTAACTGAGACTTATGAATGGGCTGACCTTATTGACGATAGCGATAAAGTAAGACTACTTATTAGTCCTGAAAGCACATATGCTAAATCAGCTGCTGCTGCCATGTCTAGAAGTATTGACGATACAATTATCGCTGCGGCTACAGGAACTGCTTACACAGGAAAGAGTGGTTCAACATCCGTTTCATTATCTAACACTATCGCTGCTGGCGGTACTGGTTTAACTCTTGCTAAACTGATCGAAGCTAAAAAGAAGCTTGATCTTGGCAATGTTGATCCATCTATCAAAAGATACATAGCTGTTAGTCCTGAACAAATAGAAGACCTTTTAAATTCAACAACAGTAACATCAGCTGATTACAATTCTGTTAAAGCATTAGTATCAGGTGATATCGATACTTTCCTTGGATTTAAATTCATCTTAACCAATAGACTATCTAAATCTGGTTCAGACCGTAAATGTTTTGCATGGGCTGAAGATGGTATTCTACTTGCTACAGGCATGAACTTAAAAACCGAAATTTCAACTAGAGCTGACAAGTCTTATTCTACTCAAGTATTCTGTGCACAAGACATAGGATCAACAAGAATGGAAGAAGCAAAAGTAGTCAGCATTGACTGTCAAGAGTAAGGAGATAAATAATGGCTAGTGTAAAATCAACAAACATTACTAACCTTGATGCTTCTCCAAGCACTCTTCCAGACGCTAGAGAAGTTTCAGGTAAACTACGAGTATTTACAGACACTTATGAAGCAAGCTCGCTTGCTGCTGGTTCTGATATTACTGTCGCTAGAATACCTACTGGTGCTAAAATCATAGACATCAAAGTTATTGCTGACGCTTTAGGTGGATCAGTAACTCTGGCTGTAGGTGATAGCACTACTGCTGATCGCTACATAACTGCGACTGCTATGAACACGGCTGATAAAGTTATATCTTTATTAGGCGATGGCGAAATAGCTGGTCACAACTATGAAGTAACAAGCACAACTAATGATATTCTCATTACGACTGCTGGTGCTGCTGCGACTGGTACTATTCAAAGTACAGTTATCTACTCTGTAGAGTAACGATGTTCAAAATGTGAGGGAGTGAGCGATTGCAGCTCCTTCACATTATTTCCTAAACAAATTAAAAGAGGTTTCAAATGTCAGCAGTCTCAGATGTAGGGATATGCAATTCAGCTCTGAATATGATCGGAGCGTCAAATATTCTTGATTTAACAGAAGATAGTAAAACAGGGCGTATATGTAATCAAAGATACTCATTTGTTAGAGATGCAGTTATGAGAGCACATCCTTGGAACTGTCTTATTAACAGAACTTCATTAGCTGCGGATGCAACTGCACCAGCTTTTGAATTTACTTATCAATACACACTCCCATCTGACCCGTATTGTTTACGATTATTATCATTGGATGATTTAACAATAGTGCATAGGGTAGAGGGAAGAAAAATTTTAACCGATGAAAGTGCAATTAATATTGTCTATGTGGCTCGTATTACAGACCCACAACAATATGATACTCTATTAATAGAAACTATCGCAGCTCGTTTGGCAGCAGATATTGCATATTCAATAGTAGGATCAAATACGCTCGTAGCAGATATGTATAATCTTTATTCCAATAAATTATCGGAAGCTAGATTTGTAGATGCTACTGAAGGTACTCCTGGAGCAATAGATAATGTTGCAGATACTGGATCATTATTAAGTGATACATTTATAAACGCAAGGTACTAAAATGCCAAAAGCCGCACCCGCCTTTACTGGTTTTACTGCTGGGCAACTTAGCCCTCGTATGGATGGTAGAACTGACTTCGATAAATATTATCAAGGTTGTAAAACCTTGGATAACTTTCTCGTGCACCCGCATGGTGGAGCATCTAGGAGACCAGGAGCTATTTTTGTAGCTGAAGTCAAAGACCATACAAAAGCAGTAAGATTAATTCCATTTGAATTTAATGTTACGCAAACTTATATGCTTGAGTTTGGAGAATATTATATTCGTTTTTATAAAGATGGAGGAACAATAACTAGTGGTGGTAATCCATATGAAATAAGTACACCTTATACAGAAAGTGATCTTGATGAAATAAAATTTACTCAATCGGCAGATGTGATGTATATCTGTCACCCAGAATACCCTGTAAAAAAACTTACAAGAACAGACCATACAGCTTGGACACTTACAGATGTTGAATTTAATTATGGCCCAATGATGGATCAAAATTTAACTGAGACTTATTTATTCTCATATAATGGAAGTAATTGGTCTGATCGTGCAACTGGTCAAGTACATCTTGGTTCATTTACAAAAACAACAGACAACACTAATGGTCAAAATAATTATGAAGCAACTATAGTAGGTATTAACAATGACACGGGATTTAAAGCTACTGATCAAGGTAGAATAATTCAGGTTCATGATGGCTTTGTAAGAGCTAAAAAAAATACAGGAACTAATGCTAACCCAATAGTTAATTGTTTATTAACTAAAACATGGTCTAGTTATAACTCAAGCAACAACCAACTAACTCTAAATAGTACAAGTAATGTTCCGAATAAAGGAATTGTTAGGGTAGGTGACGAGTTAATATATTATGGAGGTTTAACAAATTCACCTCCAAACACATTAACCAATGTAGTAAGAGCTTATGGAGGAACTTCACAAGGAAGTCCATCAGGTGGCGATACTGTTGAATGGGCAAATGTTATTATTGGTGATGTATTAGAAAATCCAGATGGAAGAACAGAACTAACACCTGAATATAGAAGCACAGGAATATCAACTCATGAAGGTGATCCTTCAGGTACAGGATTAGAGCATAATGATAGAATGACTGATCAACAAAGAAAGTTTGTTACCGAAGGCTTTAAAGAGAATATGTTTATAGAGTTTGAGGTAGGTCATGCAAGTAATTATCAAACTTTAAATACTTGGTATAACAATGATAAATGGCCCTATCTAATTGTTAAGTGTACAGATGATACAATACTTTTAGCTCCATCCGACCAATTAGGCACTTATACTAATGCTCAGTTAAATAGTGCTTCTAGTCCATATAAAGGTAGTCGATTAGCTGGTTATCTGGGTGAGAATGATGGCACACAACAAAGAACAGTTAATGGTGTGGTTAATTATTATTATGGTACAGATATTGAAGCTAATAGAAATTGGGCTTTAGGTGCTTTTTCTGATACGACAGGATATCCAAGAGCTGTTACTTTTTATGAAGAGAGATTAGTTTTTGCGGGAACTAACAATAATCCCCAAACAATCTTTTTTTCTGCTTCTGGTGATTTTGAAAATTTTCAAATGGGAACTGCTGATGCAGATGCCATTGTTTATACTATTGGATCAAATGAAGTTAATGTGATCCGTTATATGGCTTCAGGTAGCTCATTAATTATTGGAACTAGTGGTGGTGAGTTTGCTATTCAAGCTTCTGGTACTGATGCTCCTGTTACACCAACAAATATACAAATTAAAAAACAAGCTAATTATGGATCAGCAAATATTCAACCAGCTAATGTTGGTAATGTGACTTTATTTGTTCAAAGAGCTAGAAGAAAAATTAGAGAACTAGTTTATAGCTTTGATACAAATTCTTATGAAGCACCAGATATGACTATTCTTGCTGAGAATATTACAGAGACAGGAATTAAATCTATCTCTCATATGCAAGAACCAGATAATATTTTGTGGTGTGTTTTAAATAATGGTCAGTTAGCTGGTATGACTTACAGAAGAGAAGAAAGTGTTATTGCATGGCATAATCATAAGTTTGGTGGATCATGGGTGCAATCAACATCTAAATTAACTTCATCAATAAATAATTCTGTTACAACAATTCCTGTAGGATCAACTGCTGATTTTGCATCAACAGGAACTATTGCTATTGGTTCTGAACAAATAACTTATACAGGAAAAACAGCGACATCATTTACAGGATGTACTAGAGGTGCAAATTCAACAACTGCTGTAGCACATAACTCAGGTGATGCTGCTACTGTTTTAAATGCAGTAACTTATGATTGGGGTGTTGTAGAAAGTGTTGCTGCAATACCTGGAGTTTTAGATGAAGATCAACTTTATCTATCCATTAAAAGAACTATTAATGGTGAAACAAAAAGATATATTGAAAGACTAAATTATTTAGACTTTGGAGATAAGGTAAATGATGCTTATTTTGTTGATAGCGGATTATCTTATTACGGGTCAGCTGCGTCTTCATTTACTGGAGCTGTACACCTTGCTGGACAAACAGTTAATGTGTTAGCGGATGGAGCAGCTCATCCACAAGTAACAGTAGATAATAGTGGTGCTTTTAGCTTGAATAGAAACGCTACAAGCGTGCATATTGGCTTTCCCTATACTTCTACCCTTCAGACTATGAGAGTGGAAGCTGGTGCAGCTCAGGGAACAGCTCAAGGAAGACCAAAAAGAATACACGATGTTTCTATAAGAGTGTATAGAAGTGTGGGTCTTAAAATAGGGCAGAACATATCTGTATCAGATATTGTTCCTTTCCGATCTGCTGCGGATGAAATGGATCAGGCATTACCTCTCTTTACGGGAGACAAGACTATAGAATTTTCATCAGGATATGACACTGATGGTTTTATCTTTGTAACTCAAGATCAACCATTACCATTAACGGTATTAGCATTATATCCAAGATTACAGACATATGAAGAATGACATTTAGAATAATACAATTTGAAGTGCATCATATGAATGATGTTTTAACTTCAAGTCCATCTATTGGTTCAACTATTGAATGGAGAAATCCTACCAATGAATGGAATTACGAAAAGTATTTTTCTTTAAATACTAGTTTTTCATTTATTGATAACGGTCACATAGTAGCAACTTATGGTCTAAAAAAAATGTGGGATAATGTTTGGCATATTTGGTTCTTTGGAACTGATAGGGTTCACAAACACCCGCAAAAGATTTTAAGATTTATTAATAAATCTTTACCAAAACTTGCCAAAGAAAATGGCATTAAAAGAATACATACACAAGTCCATGCTGATTGGGATAGAGCAATTAAAAGCTTAAAGTTTCTTCAATTTGCAGAGGATGGATTTTTTGAAAACTACGGCCCAGATGGGTCAAATTATTATAACTATAGGAGATTATTCTGATGGGTTGGGTAGGTGCAGTATTAGGTGTTGTCGGTGGTGTTATGTCTTACAACGCTTCAAAGAAAGCGGGTAAGGCACAACAACAAGCTTATGAACAACAAGCAAAAGTCAATGAAAGAAATGCAAAAGTATTAGACGCTCAAGCATTATTATTAGGTCGTAGCACTGAGTACAATGTACAAAGGTTTCGTAAACAATTTGATAAAGTACAATCTACTACCAGGACAGCTATTCATAAATCAGGTTTCAGATCAGATACAGGAACTGGTTTAGTTTTAATGGTAGAAAATGCAAGAGAAGCACAAGATCAAATTGATATTATGAGATACAACACTTCTGTTGAGCAAGATCAATTAAGAGAAGAAGCACTACAACAAAGACTTGGTGCTGATATGAATATTCAGTATGGCCGTGCAGCGAAAGCTGGTGGCTATGCTTCAGGAAGAGCTGGGTTATTAAGTGGCGTAACTACAGCGGCTTCTTTTTATAGTTAGAGATTTAATATGGTAAAAATTCCAACATTTGAAAATCAAGCAGAACAAACTTCTGAGGGTGGGAGCATTATGATGAACCCATCAATCTACAATCCTTCTGCTGCAAGTGCAAAATACAGTGGGCAACAAGACATGGCTAACGCTGTCACACAGCTTGCTGGTGTGGTTAATAGTTTTGCTCAAAAAGAAAGAGAAGTTAGAGAAACTACTGAAGCCATTGAAGGTATAAAAAAGATTAACAATAGATTAATAGATATTGAACAGGCTTCATTATTATTGCCTGTTTCTGAAAGAGAAGCTTTTCTTAAAACAAATTATGGCAATCTAAGTAACACTATTAAGAATGGTGGTTTATGGGATTTCAATGTTCAGGTTGATAATGGAAAAGGTGGTTTTGATACTATCTCTTATTACCAAGGTAATCCCGTTAATGAAGATGAAAGAACTTTTAAACCCGCATCAAGTAATAGAGTAGAGAAAGTTTTAATTGATAAATTTGGTCAATTAGAAATATCAAGTCTTAAAAGTGCAAGAGAGTTTGCTATTAAAAATAACATAGCTAACTTAAAACTCTCTCAACTAAATTCAGTAGATATGAACATACAAGGTGCTATCGGTGGATTTAGAAGAGGTGATCTTACTGTGGAGTATCAACACATAAACGAAGTTTTTGCTATTGATGTAAATCCACAAAGCCCTACTTATTGGGTTAATATGTTAGCTCAAGGTTTAGACCCACAACAAGGCCCAGATGCTTTTGATATCATGGTAGCAAATAATTTACTAACAACTGCCGAAGCGGAAGAGCAAAGAGTAAAAAAATGGAGAGAATATTTAAAAGGTAAAATTTCAGTACAGGAAGCAAGTCTTGCAAATTTAGGAGATGATGAATTTTACAAAGGATATTCAGATTTAATAAATAGTCTGCAAGGTGATATTGAATACAACAACATCACTCATGGTTTAGACCAAGATTGGTTAGCTGTTAAAGTAGGTAAATTAACAGAAGAAAGAACTAGAGAAGAAAACCGTAGAACTATAAAAGCTATAAAAGCTTCTAATGATGAAACAAAATACATTAAAAACCAACAAGACCAAATAACTGAGGAAATGTTTTCATTTATAAATAACCCAGAGATTGAAGTAAGTGAACAAGAGATATTAGAACTAAACATAAAAGGTAAAATAGTTACTGATCTTGAAACAGGAACATCAAGATTAGTTAAAATAACCGAGCAACAGCGTGAAAACCTTCTTAAAGCTGTCAGAGGTAAAACTACTTATAATCAGGGTGCTCACGATGAATTACTAAAAAGGATAAGTAACCTCAACACCATGAAAGGTGAAGAAATTGGTCAGTTAAAAACAGAAATACAAAGCTCTGGACTTGATCCAAATACAACACAAAATTTATTAAACGCACTTGATACAAAGGTAAAAAATACACCAAAATATTTAGAATACAAAAAAAATAGAGATGATTTGGAATACATCTTAAAGGGTTCTGGTTTTAAAGGCTTTGCGGTGCAAGGACAAGACAAAACAAATCAAAACCTTATTGAAGATACGCTGAGATACTATGATACAATAACATTATCTGGTCTTGAAGGGGATCATGACGCAGCTGTTGCAAAAGACTTAGCTTACGCTTTTTATGCAGCTAACGATGATACATCAAGTATGTTTGGATTATCTCCTAGAGTTATATCGGCAATGGGAGGTAAGAAAGTTAAAGACCTTACAACTGTAGATATTAATAACGGTATTAGCTTTATTAAAAAAACCATTTCTGGTGAAGGAGGAAAGTTTCATTTAGGAGCACTTACAACTGACCTAAATAGGCTTGAAGCTATATTGGATGTTAAATCTGCAAGAGAAAATGTTCAAATGACACCTAATTCTGAACAAGGAGAAAATCAATCTAATATTAATATGGCAAGTAAGGTTGTTCAGTCTCAGATAAAAGCTCAAGCTACACAAGCAGATATAGATGACGATCTAAAAATTGAAGACAATATCAATCAAATTACAAGGTTAAAATAATGGTTATTCTTACAGACATAATTAATGATCAAGTTAAAAAATTTGAGATTAAAGATAATTCAGAAGAAAAAGGAATTCTAAATTCTTCTGCTACAAATATGCTAGTCAATCAAGGTTACGATGTTAATGATATTTTAGAAAACCAAGATAATGAGGTTGTATTAGAAGGATCACCTACAGCATGGGATGATGCTAATATGAGACATTGGTTTGAAAACGAAGATGTGATCATGGCTGGTAAACAATTTGTACAAGCATTTAATTATAGTGATCGTATGGCTATGATGCTTCCTCGTGAATATGGTACAAGTGTTTCTGCATTTTCTCCTCTTGGTGGTGCATTTCGAGACCCAGATAGTTTTAAAGATGAAGATTACGCAAATTTTGCCTTACAGTTTATTAATAAGAACAAACACAACCTATCATCTAACTTATTTAACTGGGGAAGATTAGGTTTCTTAGAAGATGATGAAATAGAAAAAGCTTTTATATATGGAAGAATGAGAGCTCTTTATGATGATTACTTTAATGCTAAACCATTACCAGATCATCAAAGCCCTTTCTTTTTAAGAAGAGGACAGGGTGATGCCAATATGATTGCACTATCAACATGGAATACTCTTAATGATCCGCTTAATGTTGCACCTATAGGATTAATGGCTGGTAAAACTTGGCAAATGAGTGGTCAAATTTTAGGTAAAGAATTAACTAAAAGAGGTTTAGGGCCTTTAAGTGGCCCTATAGCTGGTGCTGGATGGATGGGAACTTATTCTCACTCAGATCACATGAACCAAGTATTAGGTGGTTTAATGGATGAGATTGATTGGGAAGAAACAGCAAAAGCTGGAAGATTGATTTTCCCTGTTATGATTAATCTAGGTGACGAACAAGTACAAGAAGCAATGATGCCAATTATAGAAGCTGCTAGAAATGGTGATGAATTAGCTCTTGATACATTGAGAGAACACATTGCATACCAACAACCAGATATCTTTTTAACAGCAGATGGTGTTCCTAATTGGGAGTATTTAAGTAAGTTAGGAAAAGATATTGCTTTAGGTGCTGTTGTTGGTGGTGGACTACAGTTATTATTTAATGCTGGTAATATAGTAAAGATGCTCCCAAGCGGTGGTAGACAACTACAAGGTGGATTTTTATTCCCTACAGGAGTAGATGCATTATCACCTCAAGAAATTATGGCTATTAAAGATTTTGCTAGAGGTGATGCAAAACTTTATAAGCAATTAAGACGGGAAGCTATAGCTGATAAAAAAAGAATATTCTCTGATAAAAGTTTTGACGAATATGAAATGGTAAGACTTGTAGAAAGCCGGCCTTTCATTAAACAAGAAGATGGATCGTATTTACCTAACTACCAAAAACAAGAATACAACATTGCTAACAAAGACACTAAAACTGTAGCGAATAATATTGTAGATGATATTGAGAGCATAGTTACAAGAGCTGAAAGTGGTGATGAAGCTGCTATTGAAATGTTAAATAGATTAACATGGTACAGAGATGTTGTTTCTCAAAACAGAGAAATATTTGGCGGTACTTCTGATGTTGTTATGGATGTAGCTTCGGCAACATCTCCTGGTAAATCAGTAAGATCAAGTGTGAACATGACATTTGATATTATGGAAAGATTTACTAAAGGATATTTTGATGATGAGATCGCAGCATTTAATGCGAGACTTGCAGAAGGAAAGGTTGTTAATAATAAAAAGTTATCTTTAGAAGGATTAAAAGATTTTCCTAAAATTAGAACCGCAGCTGGTAGACTTTATGGTACTAGCTCACTTGCAGCAACTGAAGCCTTAGTAGGTGCTTTTGGACAAATTAGTGCTGGTAAAAGCCCAAAGACAATTCAATTTCTTGAAAACCTAAAAGGTACTTCTAATGAAGCAACAATAGATGTTTGGGCTGCGAGATACCTTAGAAGATTAAGTGGAGAAAAAGCTATTCATAATGTTGCTGAAAAAGGTGTAGGTGGAAAACATTTAGTAGGAAGCACAGCTGAAAATCCAAAAATTGGTGGTGACTTTGGTGCTGGTCAAAAAATGTTTAATGCCGCTAAAGATCAAATTAATAACTCTGATTTAATAAACAGAATAAATGCTATTGTTCCTGATACGGGAAAGTTAAACGCTGATGATTTACAAGCTATTGCATGGTACTCAGAACAAAGTCGATTTGGTGATTACAAAGGTGGAAGTATTGCTGATATAGTAGAAGAGAAAAACTTAACAAGAACAACAGCTGGAATTAGTGGAGAAAGGCTTAACGCTAGACCAACTAATTATGACCAAGCTGAGATGGCTTCTGAAATTACTTCTGTCTTAGCAAAAGATACTGAAGCAAAAATTATTAAAGCACAAAATACATATGGTAGATATGATGGTGTTGATGAAAGAGCTCTAGATGTTGAAATAGTACATACCGATAAATTTGACGATACTGAACTTGTAAACACATTAAAGAATATTGCTACCGAGAAAAACCAAGATAGTTTCTTTGTATCAACAGTGGTAAGAGGTGATGATGTTGCAAAAACAAATGAACCGTTACGACCTGGAATTGAAATCTATTTTGATGCCACAGATAATATGTCTATTGTAAATGATATTACAGATGAGCTTAATGCATTAGGTGCAGATGGATTTACATTTGTAACTGATCTAAGACAGGCTAATAGAGCAGATGTACAAACTAAATCTGGATCACCTGATAGTGCAACAATTAACGGGATAAGACTTCAATATATTCCAGAATACGATCCTAATTTTAAACTTGAAAACTTTGATGATATTGTTGATAAGCAGAGAATATTTTTTGCCACAATAGTTAAGAAATTATTAGAGAAGAAAACAGCTATTAAAAATGCTGATGTTGTAAACTATAAAACTAAAGTGTATAACAAGGATGGTAATGATTATAAGTTACAGGAGCTTCAATAATGGCAAAAGATTTAGCAGATTTATTAGCAGAAGAGTTTGGTAAGGATAGTGAAGTCTATCAAATGCTAGTTTCAAATAATAAAGATAAAAGAAAGAGTAAAGATCAAGTCACTTACACAGGAGCTTTAGATGGATCAAGAAAGAATAAACAAGATTAAGAAAAATTTTGGTGAAAACAGTAGAACATATAAACTGTTAATGGATAACTTAAAGAAGGTAGAAGCTAACAATACTACATTTGAAGAAGATAAAGTTACAGGAAGTGTCAATTTAAGACCAGAATTAGAAGAATAAATGTAGTCAATGTAATCAAACACATTTATAAAGATTTAAGTTAGGGAGCTCTGTGCTCCCTTTTTTATTGGGATTATCATGGAAATCGAAGAAATAGAAACAGTAGATACTTCTGCTGAAGCACCACTAGTGCCTTCTGCTGAAACAGAACTAGTACCTAGAACAATGACAGGCGAAGAACTAGTGGCTGATACTATCGTTAGACAAGATAAAAAACTTGTTGAGGAAGGTTTACTTCTTGCAGAAGAAGGCCCTGATGACGATGCTCCAGAAAATTTTGTCCAAGCTGGTTTATTTATAAAACCTAACAAAAAAGCTAGAGCAAATATTAAAGGTGCGGGCAATCTTGTACCTGAATATGTTTTAAAAAACCAAGAGCTTGCAGATGACGCAGCTATGAGCAGAGATGCTTTTGATACTACTCAAGGCGTGAATGAAGTTAATATTAATAAAGGCGATATTGGTGAAAATATAAATACATTAGCTGATTTAGAACAACAGCTAGTTATGAAAGAAAGTGAAATTAAGTCCGCTACAGGGGATGATGCAAAAAGACTTATTAGAGAAAAAAGTGAGATAGAAGCAGCTATCTTTAAGCTACAAAAGAAACTAAAAAATATTCAAGATGATGGTTTATATAAAGAATATATTTCATCAACATTTATATTAAATGAAGGAGCTGCATTAGATAACTTTGATGATCAAATTAATAAGTTATTTGATAACCTAGCTGATGAGGGTGGTGCGGTATCTTACTTCACATTAAATCCAGGTCGAATTGATAAGAAGACGGGAAAGTCTATTGAATATCAGCCTTCGGATGTTATGGAATATATTAATGCGATAGCAAAAAATAAAGAATTACAGGCTGTAGCAAATACACAAAGAAGAGGTAAATTGCCCAATGAACAACTTTTACAACTCGCTAAAACATTAGGAGAAGACCCAAAAAAATTACGGGAAAGAATACTAAAAACTAATAAGGGTGAGATGTGGAACGCAGAAACTTTTACTGCTGCAAGAATAGTTTTAGTAGATGAAACAAGAAAATTAATACACTTAGCTAAACTTGCAAACAATCCAGAAACAGCTACTCCTATGGTTAAGCATGGGTTTATGGTTCAACTAGAAATGGTTAACCAAATACAAGCAAGAATTTTAGGTGTAAGAACTGAAATTGCAAGAACAATGCAGTCAATGCAAATATCGGTTCAAGGCTCTCAAGATACAGCATTAATGGCTGAAGAGTTAAATACCTTAATTAGACAACATGGTGGTGAAAATCAAATTAATGATTTAGCGAAAGTCCTTGCTGAAACTATAGGTGTTGAAGATGCTTTAGCAGTAGCTAAAAACAGAAGTGCTTGGAGTAGAGGTTATGATGCTATTAACGAAGTTAGAATTAATTCATTATTATCTAGTCCAGTAACACAAGCAAAAAATATTATTTCTGCATGGGGTTTAATTACCGAAGAGCAAGTATATCTTGCTAGGACAGCTCAAAAAGAAGCTAATAAAGCAAAGAAAGACCCAAACTATATTCCTAAATTAACTGAGGAAGAAGCCCTTGGGTATTGGTATGGGATGCTCAATGGTATTAATGAAGCTATGGTCTCAGCAAAACTTGCTTACAAATATAATAGACAAGTTTTACCTGGAGAAAAATGGAAGCCTAACACAATGAGAGAAGAAGCTTTCTCTGGTGAAGGCTTAGGCATGGATGAAGGATGGGCAGCGTCTTTAACTGATACCCTTGGGAGAATAGTAACTCTTGATAGAATACCAACAAAGCTGTTAACAGCTGGCGATCAGTTTAATAAGAATTTAGCTTATAACGCAAAATTATATCAGTTAGCAATTAGAGAATTACAACTGAATAGAGGTGTTAATATTGCTGACGATCCTAACGCTTCTGATTTGTTGGCTGAGTTAATTGCTAATCCAACAAAAGAGATGAAAGAGCAAGCAATACTACACGCACAACGAGTTACTTTAACAGATGAGTTATCTAAAACTAGTGAAGTATTAAATAGACTTGCACAACATAGGCTGGGTAATTTGTTTGTTCCATTTGCAAAAATACCTTTGAAATCGGCAGAGTATTTAACTTATAAAATTCCTGGTTTACATAAGTTACCATCAAACAAAAAGTATCACGCAGCAAAAGAAGCTGGTGGAGCAGAGTGGGCTAAGTATCAAACTGAATTTAATTTTATGTTAGGTCTTGGTGCTACATGGATGACATTAGGTGCAACAGGAGTATGTACAGGCCCAGCACCGAAAGATAAAAAAATACAAGCCTTTAATCAGTCCAGAGGTGTATTACCAATGTCATGTAAAATTGGTGATAGCTGGGTTAGTTATCAAGGCATCGAACCTTTCTCAACTATTATAGGTTTGTATGTTGGGTTAGGTGAGTTAGCTGGTAATCCAAACATTGATCAGTCAACTTTTTCTGAAATTGCTCTTAGCGGTATTGCTACTATTCATGGTGTATTTACCGAGCAAACTTTGTTACAGGGTTTCTTAGAATTAACATCAACTATTTCTGCTGATTGGGGTATAGCACACTCTCTTGAAAGTACGGTTAAAAATATTAAAGAACAATTTGTTCCTAACGCTATAAAGCAAGGATCAAAATGGATTGATGGTACTAAAAGAATGGAAAGTGAAGTAGATGATTGGTGGGATATTATATTACCAGACTATGCGAGATACACACCTTGGAGATCAAATCAACACGCAGCTCCTATAGATCAGTTTGGTGAGCCTGTAAAACATCCTGATATGTGGGGTCATATAAAGGTATCAGAACAAAGAGAAAAATTTACTGATGATGGTAGAGAGATTTATACAGAGCTTACAAAAACAGGAGCGGGTCTACCTGGTTATTGGCAAGATACATTTTTCCTAGAAGGAATAGAAATTGATGTTCAAAATAACAAAGCATTAGAACAAATGCATATCGATGCTGGAAAAATATTTTTAGAATACTTACAAGAATACATTGATACTGATTATCAAGGGCTTGTTCGAGAGTATCAAATAGACAATGCGAATTTCCCAGGAGAAGTAGGTGGAAAATTTAATGAGAAGATAACCACAATAGGTGGGTCAAGTTTCTTTGGTCTTGATCCAGAAGATACCAAGAACAAGAAAAAGATAATTCGTAAAATGGTTAACAGTCACATTGGATCAATGTTTCAAGCTGCTAGAAAACAAGCGAGTTTTGAGTTTGAAGACAATCATCCTGAGCTTTGGGCAGAGATCGAAGACGGGATCAATGTGATATTAGGCAGACTAGAAACAGCAGAAGAAAATACAGACTACAAATATAATTTTAGAAAAGGACAAGAATTTAAGGTGAAATAAAAATGACAATATCAACAACAATAAATAAAGTTAGTTATACAGGAAATGGTTCATCCACTACTTTTGCATATACATTTAAAATTTTTGCAGCTACTGACTTAAAAGTTTACATAAGAGATGCAAGTGGAACTGAAACTCTTCAGACAATAACAACACATTATACTGTTACCAATGTTGGAAATGCGAGTGGGGGTAATGTAAATTTTGTTACACCTCCATCAAATACGGATAAGGTTATTATCCAAAGAGTATTACCTTTAACTCAAACATTTGATTATGTGTTAAACGATCCTTTCCCTTCAGATAGTCATGAGGATGGTTTAGATAAATTAACTCTACAAATACAACAAGTACAGGAAGAGGTTGACAGATCAATAAAAGCTTCTGTTACAAATGAAATTACTTCAACTGAATTTACTAATGATGCCACAGACAGAGCTAACAAATTATTTGCTTTTG